AGTTGTTATAGTATGAATAGGCCCTTTCAAACTTTGTCCAGTATCACATCCATAATACTTAGTAAGAAATGCTGCTACCCCATCTTTCATTGGTAAATTAACATCTTTAAGTTTCACTCCTACTAACCCAAATCTGTTTTGAGTAGGTATAGTTGCTATTGGCTCTCTTAAGCTACTACATCTTGTCTCACTCCCCTGATGCGTATAATAATGACTTAAAAAATAAGCTGTATCATTAACAATAAAAGGTTCATCTTCAATCACATATTTTTGTATTCCTCTGGCAATTCTTATCATAGTGTTATCTGCTAATGGTTTATTTCTATCAAATATGCTTTGTATTGGGATATTCCAGTCGATAATATTACTAGCGGCTACATAAGGTTTTTTATCTTCTCCATGTGTAGGCTCTGGCCATACTATAGGTTTATTATCACATCTAGCAATTAAGAAAAATCTTTTTCTTGTTGTTGGTGCTCCATAATCACAGGCTACTAACTCTCTGTAATCTGTTTTATATCCAAGATACTTAAATGCATTTAAGAAACTCCTGAATGTTCTTCCTCTTTGTTTCTTTATAGGCTTGCCCTCTTTATCTATAGGCCCCCATGTTTGAAACTCTTCTACATTTTCCAAAATAATAACTTTAGGTCTTACTGTACCTGCCCATTTAATAGCTACCCAGGCTAATCCTCTTATATTTTTATTGACCGGTTTCCCACCTTTTGCTTTTGAGAAATGTTTGCAATCAGGACTACACCAAACTAAGTCTACTTCTTGTCCGTTAGTTATTTTTCTTATATCAACATCCCAAACGCTTTCTTGATAATGCTTTGTAGTTGGATGGTTAGCTTTGTGCATTGCTATAGCAGCTGGATCATGATTAATTGCTATGTCTACACTTCTTTCTGTTGCTAGTTCAATTCCTGTACTAGCTCCACCTCCGCCAGCAAAATTGTCAATTATTAATCCCATTTACTCACCTTCTAATCCTCATGAGTGTAGTATGTTTCATACTCGTAATCTTCATCACATTCACCTTGATCTAATACAATTTTGGCTCCTGAAGAATATATCTTGAACAAAAGCTTATCTAGTCCATATAAACCACCCATTATTTTTTTAGTATTTATCTCACTACCTTTTAGATTTATGCTGTATGGCTTCCCTTCTTTGTCTAAACTGATTTGATAATCACATTCATATTTTTCATCTTTGTCTTCTTCATCCATATAAATGCGCTTATATCCATAGCTTGCATCCTCAATTATTAATCCAATTTTTTCATCATAATCAAATTCATATTCTTCCTTACAAGATTCTTTTTTTAGAGCTGTTATTATTTCAGTAAGTGTATATTCTTCCTTTACATCACTAAGCATCTCATTCATACTTTCTTTTATTTTTTCTATACCTTGAATAGTTATTGTCTTATCTAGTTGCTCCTGCACTGCTGCTAATACTAATCCGTTATATCCTTCTAATCCTAATTTATCAAAATTAATGTTTAAATTCTCTTCAATATACTTTTCAAGATTCTTTCCAAAATCACTATAACTTCTAAATACATCATCAACTAAACTAGCTATAGTCTTTTCTAATGTAGATTTAACAACCTTCTCAACATATTTTTCTTCTTCCATTTGAACTAGAGTATCATTTACTATTTTATTTAAATCAATCATCTTTCTACCTCTTTTCTATTTTTTAATAAACAAATAAATTAATCTCCCATGAAAGAACATTGTCCTTCAATAATCTTTTGTTTCTTAACTTCACCTATCCACCACTTCATAACCTCTTCTCCACTTTGCCACTGGCATTGCTTACCTCTTCTATGTCTTTCCTCTAACATTCTGTCAAAAGCTTTAATATAGTTTCTCTTAAATTGTGGATATAGGTTTAATTCCTTAACTTGATTACTAGATAATGGACACCCTATACAACCAACTCTCTTAAATCCTTGGTCATATAGCTTACAGTACGGTAATTTATACTTATGGATATATTCCCAAATATCTTCATCTGTCCATTCTATAATAGGTCTTACTACTGTTTTACCTTTCCAAAATCCAACCATAGGAAGTTTCTTTCTCTTATTGCTTTCATCCCACCTAACACCTAAAAATACTGTATCTCCTTCATTGCCTGTCCTTTCTTTAAGCACATCACAACAATATCTAACGATTCTAGTTGGTGGCATAAGCTTTATAGGTATTAGATTCCACATTGTAATAGGTCTACCATCTTCAAATTTATCGTAGGGACTTATAATTACATCTTTATGATGCTCCCTGATGTAGTAAATTAACTCCGGTGGATCTGCACTAGTTTGACTATATACAAATTCACATTCTATTCCTGCCCTCTTACATAAGTCTTTCAAAACTATACTGTCCTTACCTCCACTGAAAGCAACTATACTTTTTTTATCCTTACATTTATTTTGAAACTCTATAATTCTCTTTATAGCTTTTTCTTCTTTGTGTATCTCTCCAAATACTGTATTCTCGATTAACATTTCTATCACCCTAACAACTCATATTGCCTAAATTGTTAAGGAAATCGTGATTAAGGCTTGCTTATTCCTAAGGAGTTCCTTTGCCACAGTCTAAACCATATAGCACATTGGCGAGGGGATTTTATGCTTTACCTCATTATTTCTTGCAATCAAAGGATATGGCTAATACCCTCTAATCTATGCAACCTGGTATACCAGGATTGATATAATGTTAATCTGTATCTATAATTCAATAGTTTTTCTATTGTTAGTGTTCTCTTTAATGCCTAGAATTTTAACATTAGACATTGTTCTTTGCTGTTTGCCCCACTTCTTAAACCTACTTACTGCATCATTTTCATTAAAACCTTTAATAATTCTTTTCTGCTCCCTATAATGCCCTTTCTTAGTTTCATATGAAAATGTAATCTTAAATTCAAATACCTCTAATTTAATAGGTATTCTTTTTATTAGTTCCATAGATGGAATCACCTCTTCATTCTCTTGTTATGCTCTAAATTTCTTCAATCTGTCGCATATACTTAACTGAGTTTTATTGAGAGCTATTGCTATTGCATTACTGTCATATCCTTTGTTGTACAGTTCTATCATTTTCTTGTTATCTTCATCTGTCCACTTTATATGACTATCTCTTGGTACCGGTCTATAGGGTACTCCTAAATCATATAACCTTCTTTTAACTGCTCCTTCTGTTCTATTTAACTCCTTAGCTATATCTGCATAGGTGTATCTATTAGCCTTACACATATAAACTAGTGTATTATCATGTTCTTTAGTCCAAATCCTGTTATGAGCTCTTTTGGAAGGG